AAAAACTATAATTTAAACCCTATTTAAAAACGAATAAAACAGTATTACAATGGCAATGAATTTTCCAGAAATATGGGAGAAACGTGTACACCAAACACTCTCCCAAGGGGGTACAGCCGACTTTTTGGATGGCGTACAAGAATTGGACGGCGATGTAACCCAAATGGGGGAACAAAACGTAATTCACATTCCTACAACCGAGTTTGAACCCGAAGTGCTCATCAATAATAGTGCTTACCCTTTGGCAATTGAAAACTACACTGATGAAGAGGTAGTGGTAAAATTGGACAAGTACCAAACCAAACCTACAAAGGTTACCGATGACCAAACCATCGGAGCAAGTTACGATAAAATTGATACGGTTACTCGTAGCCACACCAACAAAATCAATGTCCGTAAGTACAAAAAAGCTTTGCACACTATTGCCCCCGATAGAAACACGGCAGCAACTCCAGTACTCAGCCTGGCAGGTACAGAATGTACTTATAATGATATTGTCGCACTTAAAGACAAGTGTGATAAGGCAGGTTGGCCATCTATAGGTCGTCGCTTGGTGTTGTGCTTTGACCACTACAATGCTCTACTCAAGGATAGAGAGCGTTTCGGTGACCAGCTAATCAACTATCGCCAAGGACAGGTGTCTCCTGTGATTGCAGGCTTTGAAATCAAAACCTACGAACAGCACCCATACTATAGCAGTGCAGGTGAGAAAATCGCCTTTGACCAGGTACCTACCAGCAGTGACAAACCCGCTTCTGTAGCTTTTGTGGTAAATGCTGTGCGTAAGAAAACAGGGCTTACTAAGCAGTACTATTCAGAAGAAAAGAGAGATACCCTAAACCAAGCAAATCTATTGAACTATCGCCACTACTTTATAGCTCTACCATTGCAAAAAAAGTACATCGCAGCGCTAATTTAGTGACTAACGACGAGTGACAAGTGACTAACGACTAATAACAAATATCATGGACAATATATTTAAAGATAATCCAGGGCTTGATGTAGCCTACAAAACGGCTGACGGCAAATACTTCTACACCGAGAACGGTGCACAAAACCATGCACTTACCCTCAAAGACCAGGAAGTGAAAAAGGTAGTGCGTCCCGAAGATAGAGAGACTCCAAAAACTATTGAGGAGGGAGACAAAACAAACGAACCTGACACAGAGGATAAAACAAACAACCCTGCTAAAGCAAACAAATAACCATGAATGGAGTAAAATTTATCAGGAAAAACGGAGGCTTAGGGCGTGAGTTGGCGGGTGAAGATCATATCTCTGGACTTATCGTCTATGGAGAAACGGCCGTTGCCCCTACCTTATTACTTTCAGTAGAGGAACTCAATGGTAAAGGGATTTTTCCCAATACAAACCCTGTATTGCACTATCATATCACTGAGTTCTTTCGTATTAATGAGGGAGCAAAGCTCTATGTGCAGTCTGTAGCAAGCTCTGATGGCAACTATACAGAGGTAAAGACTCTGCAGGCATTCGCCCAAGGCAAACTCCGACAAATCGCCGTTTGCGACTTCAAAACCGAACTTTCGGGCTTAGACAACGCTCTTAGCAAGCTAAACGCTATCGGCAAGGAGTTAGCCAAACGTATCACCCCTGCAAGCCTTTTGTATAGCTTTAAACTAAAAGCCGAAGATATTGCTAACCTCCCCGATTTGCGCACCAAAAGTGCCGAACTCGTGAGTGTGGTTATAGGTCAAGACGGAGCTGGGCGTGGGGCTTATATCGCACAAACTACCCCTGCAGTGGGTTGTATAGGGGCTGCCCTTGGAGCTATTTCCAAAGCCAGCGTACACGAAAGCATTGGCTGGGTAGAGAAACAGAACTTAGTAACTGTTGCTTACAATAAAGGTCTTACAGGCGATGTGCTGCGAGCCCTTGAATTGGATGTACCCGCTTTAGCGGACGGCACCAAGCTTGGAAGCCTTACCCCTGCACAAGTAGAAGCCTTGCACGGCAAAGGGTATATTTTCCTTACTCAATATGCAGGTAACGCAGGCACCTATTTTAACGATAGCTTTACGGCAACAGCCGCCACCAGTGACTTTGCTTATATAGAGAACAATCGTACTATAGACAAGGCTATCCGTGAGCTAAACCGTGTACTTGTGCCTAAAGTTTCAGGCCCTGCCTATATTGACCCCGATACAGGTAACCTACAAACAGCTACTGTGTCAGCTATCAATGCTCTTTGTGAAGAGCCTTTGGATGCAATGAAACGTAACGGTGAACTCAGCGGCTATAAGGTGTATATCAACCCACGCCAGCGCATTTTACAGACCTCCAAATTAGAGATAGTACTCAAAATAGTACCTGTAGGCACTATGCGTGAGATAGAAGTATCTATTGGCTTTGCCCTTAATGTATAGCAATTTAATAACTGTTTAAAAGCACTTTAAAAATGTTAGAATTAGAACCCCTTATCAACGGAAGAGAGTATGGATGGGCAGATATCATCTGCACTATCGGGGGCGTGCCCGTTACGGGTATTGTTGCCATAAAGTATGAAGAGGAGCAAGAAAAAGAGAACGTATATGGTGCAGGTCGCCACCCCGTGAGTCGTGGGTATGGCAGAGTGAAGACTACCGCTTCTATCACTGTGCTTGCCTCAACTGTAATGGCTCTGAAATCCAAAGCCCCTAAAGGACAATTGCACCGCATTGCACCTTTCCCTATCACGGTGAACTATCAGCCCGATAATCAGCCACTGGTAACCCATATACTAAAGAATTGTGAGTTTCAAAAAACATCTTTTGAATGGAAGGAGGGCGATATGCACAAAGAAGTAGAATTACCTCTTATTGTAAGCCACGTAGTAGATAAAAGCATTTAATTATTATGGAAAAAGAAACGTTTATGTTTGTAGAAGAAAACAAAGTCCCCGAACCTGCTACTATTTGTGGGCTATCGGAAGCCGAAATACAATCCCTTAAAGAGAAACATGGCGAGTTGGTATTGGTGGAAGTAGAAGCCGACGGGCAGACTCATCAAGTGATCTTCAAAGAGCCAACCTTCAAACACTTGGAAGCAATGACCAAGATCTCCAAGACCGACGAGGTGAAAGCCGCCGAAGTGGCTTACCTGAACTATGTAGTGAGAGCTGATGAGGCTATTGTGGGGCGCGATATGCTCAAACTCAAAGCAGTAGAAGCCCTAATGCTAAGGGTACAAAAAACGAGGGCAACCGCAAAAAACTTATAGGCTCACTACAGAGTGAGCCCAGTGAGAAAGAAGAGTGGAAAGCTGAGGCACTGATTCGTGCTAACTTTGGGGTAAACCCCGAAAGTCTGCAAGCCAGTCAGTGGTGTAAACTCTATGCCCAGGCAATGTGGTTAGAGCATTGGCGTATGCAAAACCAAGCAGAGTTATTTAAGGTACTTATGGGTGGATAGTTTTACCTTTTTGGGGTAGATATTGCTATATACCAAGCAAAAGAAAAATATATGTAAGCTGATGTAGATACTAATACCCCCCACTTCGTAAAGATTCCATAGTATGGAACTTATCACAAATACTATAAAAGATAGGATATAAACAAGCCAAAATAGTGTTTTCATAGTAGTATAAGTTTAACAAGGCAAAGTTACAAAAAAGAAATGAATAATACATTTAATTATGGTATAAATTTCAATATAGCAGGAGATAATCAGGTTTCTGCTGTATTTGTAGCCTTGTTCAAAAACATGGATATACTACAGGCAGAGATTACCCAGATTAATCAGACTCTGAATACCTTTTCCGAAAATACCACTAAGGCTATAGAAGGAGTATCTAAAACGATAGAGGAAAGTACAAAACTATCCAACATAAACTTTGAGGCCTTTCTTAATCTGACTGATAGGGCAGCCTCAGCAGCGGCTAACTTATATGCTCCCGGCATAGCCCTTGAAAAGAACTTATCCGAACTCTCGGCCATTACTGGAGTTACAGGCGAAGGCCTCAAAGCTATAGAAATGGCCGCACGTGAAACTGCTAAAACCTTTGGTACTTCGGCAGTAGATAATGTGGAAGCCTATAAGATGATGCTTTCACAGCTTAGCCCAGACATCGCGAAGAATAGCGAAGCAATGAAGCTGATGGGTGAGAATGTGAATATTCTCTCCAAGCAAATGGGAGGCGATACCATAGCCGCTACGGATGTACTCAATACTTCACTGAATCAATTCGGGGTGAGTATGGAAGACCCTATCAAGGCGGCAAAGGTGATGACAGAGATGATGAATGTGATGTCCGCCGCTGCCCAAAATGGGTCGGCCGAACTCCCGCAAATCAAGCAAGCATTAGAGCAGGTGGGTATGGTAGCTAAGACTACGGGTCTATCATTTGCCGAGACCAACGCCTATATTCAGCTATTAGATCAGGCAGGTAAGAAAGGAAGTGAAGGAGGGATTGCCCTTCGTAACGTACTGACTACTCTTTCAGAGGGTCGCTTTACCTCTAAACTCGCTGCCGATGGACTAAGAGAAGCGGGGATCAGTACCGATTACTTAGCCGATAGTAGCATACCCCTACACGAACGCCTCAAGACTTTGCGCAAGATACAAGGTGATACTGCCCTAATGACCAAGGTATTTGGTAAGGAGAATATGGCCGCCGCCATTGCTCTTATCAATACGGCAGACCAGGCGGAGGCCATGACCCAACAAATAGTGGGTACCAACTCGGCCATAGAGCAGGCAGGGGTAATTATGGAGACCACAGAGGAGAAAAACAATCGCCTTACCAGGCAGGTAGAGGACTTTAAGATTTCTATTTTCAATGCTACCAATGGAATATTTGGCTATGCTAGTGCCCTGAGTGATATAGCAAAAGACTTGACCAATTTTGCCCCTTTATTAGTAGGCGTCTACAAGGGGTTTGTTTTCCTAGCTGATGCCCAAAAGCGAGCTACCCTATGGACAAATATCTGTTCGGCAGCCACCAAGGCTATGGCTGTGGCACAAGGGATTCTGAATGCTATCATGAATATGAACCCTATCCTATTGGTAGTAAGTGCCATTGCACTACTTATAGGCTATGTAGTAACGGCAACAAACTATTTTGACAACTTTGGCTCTACTATGTTGCTCCTCTTAGGCCCTATAGGTATGCTTATCAGTGCCTTTACGATGATTAAGCGGCATTGGGATAGTATTGTAGAGGCCTTTAAGTCAGAAGGTATCTTAGCGGGGTTTAAGCGTATTGGTTTGGTGCTTTTGGATGTAATTATGGCGCCTTTGCAGAAGATACTCGGTTGGGTGGCAGAGCTTACAGGTTGGGAGTGGGCGGCCAATGCCTCTGGAAGTGTAGAGGAGTTCCGTAAGAATATGGATTTGGTCTCCGAAGAGGAAAAGGCTAAGACTCAAAAGGACGACAAACCCCAAGAGGTGACCCTTGTGGAGAGTGATAGCTTTGATCTGATGAAAAACCAACCTGCCGTACCTACTGTAGGAGGGGTAGCTACCCAAAAAACTATGAACAGCACGGGAGTCGGTGGCGACAAAGGCAAGAGTGAAAACAAGGTACGCAACTTAACCATTGGTAAGATGATGGATAATTTTAATATCTATATGAATGCTGATAGGGGCTTTGACAAGCAACAACTCCTACAGGCCGTAAGAGAGATACTCCTTACCGCTACGGCCGATTTTGCTGGCGGGTAGGCGGTAGCACCCACGGGCAAGTGCGAGCCGCACGGGCGATTTTATAAGATAACCTATAATAACGATGATAGATTTTAGCTTTCAACCCCAACCCCTAACCATAGCCAAGACGGCAGCTGTCAATCTTGCTTTTCGATTTGGCATGCAAACGGGTAGGTACTTAGAGGTAAAAGAGTTTGACGGTACTTTCTCTTCATTAAGTGATTTGGAGAATCGCCCATGGCTGACTTCACTTCGGATGAGTACCCACTATGAGGGCGAGCGCTACAGTCTGCTTTTTCAAGAGGTGATTATATCGGTTACTCAAGAACGCAACATCGTAACCACACCTCTACAGGGGCGTGACGGCACTATAAAGGAGTATATTAGTAATGGCGACTATGGAATTACCTTGGATATAGCCCTAACAGATTACGAGGGAGAACCAAGCGAACAGGCGGATGAGGAGTTTCTCCTACCCAAACAGGATTATCCACTAAGTCAGCTGGAGACCCTGAGAAAACTCCTTACTACACCCGAAGCAGTAGAAGTGGAGAGTGATTTCCTATATGCTTTCGGAATTAAATCAGCCGTGGTTACCTCCTTCTCTTTGCAACAGGAAACCCATAGCAATCGCCAAAGCGTACAGATACAAATGCTCTCCGATGAGCCATACGAGATAAAAGTGACAAACGATGAGTGAAAAATGAAGCTTTATGCTAAGACTTTGTAGTAGAATAACCATAGAGGGCGAGCAAAAATGGGTGTTTACAGCACTTTCCGAATGTAGTATCGTGGAAGATATGGGTAGCCTTACCGATACATGCGAGCTAAAGTTGCCTCGCAATATCAAATGGCAAGGGTATATAAGTGAAAAAGGTATGCCCCCAATCAAGCGAGGCGATCGTATCATGGTAGAACTGGGGTATGATGATGATTTGGTAGTGCGCTTTGCAGGTTATATCCGCTCGGTAGATGCCAAAGTTCCTATTACGATTACTTGTGAAGATGGGATGTTTTTACTCAAATCTATTAAAGCCGAGCCCAAGGCTTTTAAGAACGCTTCACTCAAGGAGATAGTAGAACACCTGCTTAAGGGTACGAATATCGCTTATAAGCTTATAGATGACAACATACAAGTAGGTGCCTGGCGTATTACCCAACCGAGTGTATCACAAGAGTTACAGGAACTAAAGGACAAGGTAATGCTTAGCAGCTACTTTAGATTTGTTGAAGGGCAATCGGTACTATATATAGGTTTGGAATACCCCATAGATAACAGAGAAAAGCACCTCTTTAAGCATGGCAAGAATATCATTAAGGAGGATTTTACCTATCGTAACAAGGACGATATACGAGTAAGGGTAGAGGCACAGAGCTTCAATACCAAACATAGAAAAATCACTTATGAGTATGGCGACAAAGACGGCGATGTGATTAAGATTCGTATCGACGGACTTTCGGAGGAAGAACTAAAAAAGTATGCTATGCAGGCTTTAGAGCGTTATAAGCAAAGCGGGTTTAAGGGTTCGTTTGAGACTTTCGGCACTCCCGAAGTACGCAAATGTGACATGGTGGAGATACATGCCTCTGACGGAAATCGGGGTACTTATTTGGTGAAAAAGAATGAGATTAGCTTCGGAACCAATGGCTACCGACAAAAAATAGAACTCGGCAATGCATTATGATAAAACAACTTATACAGCAATTAGCCTATACAGGGCAGGAGCTATACGCCAAGGTATGTAGGGTAACCTCTGTAGACGAGGAAAACCAAACAGCTCATGTAGTGCCTTTGGACGGATCCTCTCCTATTTATGATGTGTATTTGGTAGTGGATATGGAACAAGGAGGCTTCTACCTTCAACCCAAAGTAGGATCGCTGGTATGTGTCGCTTTTATTAACAAAGAAACAGCCATAGTAGTAGGCACCTCCGAGCTAGAGAAAGTAACATGTACCTTGGAAGGATTTAGCTTAAAAATTGAAAATGGTAAAATCCAAATCAAGAACGAGCAAGCCGATTTTAAAACCCTTTTAAATGACCTTTTAACTGAACTTAAAAACGCTATCATACAAACCCCTTCAGGCCCCGGCAACTTTGCCCCACAGAACGTAGCCAAGTTTGAAGAAATCAACAACAAAATAAACCAACTATGGGCTTAAACAAAGAACAACTCAAACAAGGCATTATCCGACTACAACAGGACATGCTCACCAAAACTGATGCCTCAATGGAAGAGTACGCTGAACGTTTAGCCTCTCTTATTAACGACTTTGTTAAGAGTGGCGAGGTAACGGTGCAAGCAGGAATTACCCTACAGGCAGGAGCTTATACGGGTGCCACTACCAGTGTAGGAACGGGAACCATAAGTTAAAAAAATAAACTAATAACGATGATAACACTCAATTACATTTTACAAGGATTTGGATTTAGGGATAGCAAAGACTTCCTGCACTCTTCCTTTGGTCACACCTTTTCAGCTCTTTTTATCAAGATGGACGTAATACTCTCCTTTTTGTTTGCCTCTGTGCATTTTCTATTTGGATTCAATCACCTATTCCTTACTGCTTATGTGGTATTGCTAGTATTTGAATGGATTACAGGCGTACAAGCCTCAAGGAAGAGAGGAGAAAAGCACGAGAGTCGCAAATTCGGACGTATGTTGTTGAAGATAGCCACCTACTTAGTGCCTATTTATATACTACATACCTTCTCGGCTAATGTGGAGTTTCCAAGTCTTGGAGGTTTTGAGTTTGACCCCTTCCATTGGCTCTATTGGGTTGTACTCATAGGGATTATATGGCAACTCGTGGTGAGTCTCTTGGAGAACTTAGAATGTTTAGGCTTTCGCTTTGCTAAAGTACTCCTCAAGATAATCAATAAGAAGTTTTATAAAACTTTTGAATTAGAAGATGACAATAACAGTCCTACATAATCAAAGTCTATTAGACCTCGCCCTGCAACACACAGGTACCATTGAGAGTATCTTTGAGTTGGCTGTACTGAATGAAAAGAGCATTACCGACGATATGGTGGCGGGTGCCCCCCTTAATGTCTCTCCTCTTTCAGCAGGAGCAAGAAACAAAGATATATTAGCCTACTATACGGCAAAGAACATCCAACCTGCTACAGCTTTTACCAAAGAAGACAAACAAGTCTTGGAACGCCTTGAGGGTATCAGCATTTGGGCGATTAACCTTGATTTTGTAGTAGGAGGCTAACCTTTTAAAACCTAACCATGGCACGAACGATACAAGAAATACAAGAACTCATCTACCGGGCCAAGACTCAAGAGCCTGCTCTAAACGAGCTTAATAGCACCTCCAAAGTAGCTATATGGCGCTTGTGGGTCTATATCATCTCAGTAGCAATATGGAGCTTGGAGAAGCTATTCGATCTGCATAGAACGGATATAGACAAACGCCTTGCCGAGCTTACTCCTCACACTGCACGTTGGTATCGCAACAAAGCCCTTGCCTTTCAGTACGGCTTTGACCTTTTGCCTGACAGCGATAAGTTCAACAATACGGGGCATAGTGAGGAGCAAATAGAGGCAAGTAAGATAGTCAAGTACTCAGCTGTTGTTGAAAGCGAAGACGGGCGATTGATTGTAAAGATAGCCACCGAATCTGGGGGGCGCTTGCAGCCTATCACCGAAGACCAACACAATGCTTTCAAGAGCTATATAATTGAAATAAAAGACGCAGGCGTGCGAGCTACTGTGATTAACTACCTACCTGACAAGTTGGTGCTGAACTTAGATGTGTATTATGATCCGCTTGTCTTGGATAGCAATGGTATGGATATACTCTCTGCCAAACTCCCAGTTAAGGAGGCTATAGAAACCTACCTCAAGCATCTACCCTTTAACGGTGAGCTGATTGTAGCACACCTTATTGACGCACTACAAGCTGTCAATGGGGTCAAGATCCCACACCTTAAGGAAGTAACCACGGCATGGATAGACCCCAATACACGTGGCTATGGATCCTTTGAGAATATCAATGTATCTCAAATCCCTTATAGTGGCTACTTTGAGGTAGATTGGAATGCATCACGGATACGTTACATTGCTAAATAGTAAGGAATATGAGAATCTTTCAAATTGATACAGAAAAACTAAGTTTATTACTGATCCCTACTTTCTTACGTAGAGCCAAACTCATAGGCTGGATGAGAATTTTAGTAGCCCCCATAGGGAGGTTGCATTACGACTTTACCCTTAAGAGAGCAGCCGACATTCGGAAATTGTCGCTCAACGGACAGGTATGTTACCTACGCAAAGCACTTAATGATACTTTTGATCCAGTTCTTAGGCGTATCCGTATCCTTGAGGGTAGCCAGTACCAAAGCCAATACATCTATACCGAAGCCGAGCGCAAGCCTAAGTTCTTAGGTACTATGTATCTTCGCCGTGGTGTGGATTATGCCGATACTGGTGTTGATTTTATCGTCAAAGTACCCCAAGATGTATGGGACAGCCAAAAGACACCTACATCGGAGATAGGCCGTTACCGTTTCTTTGAAATGGAAGCCCTAATTGACTTCTACAAATTGGCCAGTAAACGTTATATGATTGCCTTATAGACTAACCAACTAATCACTAACAACTAAACAAAATGAACATCATCCATTGTAACCAAGCGGGAGGTTTTCCTCTAACTACCGAAACACTCAATTTCATACAAAACACCTATAAGATATTCAATGCTATCAGCGGGCTAACGGGCGACTTGGCCATTGTATCAGGTTGCCAGCAAGTGGGCAATACCATTAGCGATGGTGTGGTTGCCATAGAAGGGGAACTATATCCTTTTGAGGGAACTACCATAGGAGCTACTGTCTTTATCAAAGAGACACCAACCCCACAAACCTTTGAAGATGGCTCGTCAAAGAATGTTTACATTCAAAAGGTAGCAACCTTTGGCAATAGCACCAGAACTTATCCTTGGTCCAGCTTCAAGCGTATTTTGAACAACCAACAAATAGAACGGCAAACCCTTTCCGATGACAACTCTGTCCTCAAGCGGTTGGAGAAATTGGAAAATAGAGTAACTAAGACAATTCCTATAGGATTGGTAGCTATATGGGGCAAGCCTGCTAATGTTCCCATACCTGAAGGTTGGCGAGAATATGAGCCTCTAAGAGGTAGAATGCCTATAGGAAAGGTAAATGACATATTAGAAGATGCAGCTTCTTGGAATCTACATCAGATAGGTTATGCAGGAGGTGAATATGAACACAAACTCACTATTGAAGAAATGCCAAATCATAATCATGGTGTCATTCATAAAGTAGCTAATGTAAAATATGGTGGTAGTGAACAAGGAGAAAGGCCTTTATCTATATATGGTGATAATGAAGCAATATCCGACCACCCAATTACATATGTAGGTGGCAACCAACCCCATAACAACATGCCACCTTATCGTGTGATCCAATTTATTGAATTTGTTGGTTTCTAAAAACCTATAACCTTTATAATCCAGAGAAAATGATTACTCCTATTTCAACCCTTAAACGTAGATTTGCGAATTTCCTGAAGCCAACACAAGAGCACTTTTGGTCATGGATGGATAGCTATTGGCACAAGGATGAGAATATCCCTATGAACAAAGTAGAAGGGCTCTCTACAGCTTTAGAGGGCACTGCTTCCGCAGAACAACTACGTAACCATCTCACCGATAGTCAAGCCCATAGCGGACTATTTGACCGTAAAGTGGATAAGGAAGCAGGTAAGACCCTTACCTCAAATGACTATACGAATGAGGAGAAACGCACCAACCAAGCCAACGCCAAAAAACGGGTAGTAAACCTCACAGTAACAGGCGATGTGGATAAGATCATCACCATAACCTTTGCCGACGGAACTGCCCTACAAGCCCCATTTACCGACAAAGATACCCTTCCTGAGAATTTGGCCGACATCAAGCTCAACTCTCTCAACTTCAACGACCAGACGGGCGTACTTACAGGCGTAAGAAGCGATGGGCAACAGCTCACTGTTATCATTGACGGCCGTTATGCGCTTCTTGGGCATACACACCCCGAATATGCCCTACGTACGCATAGGCATCATTGGGATAATATTGACGGGATTCCCGCACTAGCTACGGAAGGGAAGATACAGGAGGCCGTGAGAGATGTGTTCCAATATAGGAGCGTTATTCCTCTTTCAGGATTAGATAATATCACCCGCAAGCAAGGGGGGTATACCATACAAAGTAATGGAGGTAGTGGGGCGTATCTATTTTTTTATACAGCGGGATCGACTTCAACTATTGAAATCTTTAAGAAAGATTGGTATGCTGCAACAAGATTAAGCGTTCGTAACACTGTGGATAGTTCCAGATTCAATGAAGATAACGGTGCTTTTCGGGATTTGGCATGGTATAGTGATGTGTATCGCACAGGTGGTTATATTGGTGCTAATTGGACGGCCCCAGTGGAGTGGCAGAATGGGGTGATATTTGTTCAGACTTCACTGAATGTGGAACTATCAGACTTACAGGACATGGGAAATATGTCTTTTCGGAAGGTATTTGCGGGGGGTAACGTTACTTTCAGTTGTTCAGGTAAGACGATTATCTACACGGGGGATAATGCCTTCAACGGGGGTGATGGGAGTACGGCAGTGGTGAGTGTGTATGGGAATAAGTGTTATATAGACATACGAAATGTATAATGACAAGTGATACAAATATATTCATTGACTAGTGGTAAAAAAGATAAATAAATGAACGCAATACAATTTTTTGACTGGGGTAAATCGAGGTCTCTTATAGTTAAATGGAGAATAAAGAACTTTTTCTTAACACAGCAAGCACAAACTATTTTCGATCATATAAAACAGTTTAGTGGTAAAATGGGAAGATTAAAAATACGTATAGCAGGTTCACATAATACTAATTTTATTAACGTCGAAACTATTAATGTAATAAGACAAGAAAATGATATGTTTGTAACTGTTTTTAATAATAGATATCCTGAAGATTTTAAACTATTATTAAATTGGGAGATTACAAGCGCAACGTACGAATTCATAAATTATAAATATGATGTACCGAAAATACTTATTAATATAGATATTTTTTTTAAAGATAGAAAAATATATGTAGATAATAAATATTTTAATTCTGGCACACTTACTATGTATGGTAATAGTCTTTATTTTGAAGACACTAAAGAAACATTAAAAGTTTCAGATATTGTAGGGCAAGAGTTTCTTATAGTACCTAAAGATATATAAAAAAATCAATAAAAATCATATAAAATGAGAAAGTTTTTAATTAATTATTTTGCGCTTAATTATAGTGTCAAAGTATTCGGTATGACAATTAACTGGATTCGTGCAGCAAATGTGATATTTCCGCTGTTTGTTATTACTGGATTGTTGATGATAATCAACACTACAATAGCATATTGCATTTTGCCAATATTAGCTGTTTCAATATTTTGCGGATTTGTATATTTTGAAATATATCCGCTTAAAGAAACTGAAATTGATTTACTTGACGATGTACAGAAGTATTCATATTCTATATATTATAATAAAGATAATGCCCCTAAAGCATATAATTCATTATTACCATTGTTGGTAAATCCTATAATTGCAATTATTGCAATAACCATATTAATTTTGTTTTACATTTAAAATCAAAACACCATGAAAAAAAGCAAACGTACCATTCATTACCTTGTCGTTCATTGTTCAGCTACACCTGAAGGACGCACACACACTGCCAAAGACATTAACCTATGGCATCGCCAGCGAGGATTCAATGAGATAGGCTACAACTATGTAATCCTCTTGGACGGCACTATAGAGCAGGGCCGTGATGTGGATAAAATACCCGCCCATGTGGAGGGGCACAACAAGGACAGTATAGGGATCTGTTACATAGGTGGAGTAGATAAGAATACGCTTCAACCCAAAGATACCCGAACAAAAGCTCAAAAGGAAGCACTTATCAAGCTCCTCAAAGAACTAAGAGCGCTATATCCCGATGCCATCATTCAAGGACACCGAGATTTTGCGGGCGTAAAAAAGGCTTGTCCTTGCTTCAATGCTAAAGACGAGTATAAGGATATTTAATCGTAAATAATGAAAAATGAGAAAGATTTTGTATTTACTATTAGCCCTTTTGTTACTAACTGGTTGCAAAAGCAAAAAATCAAACCGAACCGAGCACAGAGAAGAGCAATGGAGCGAAATAAAGGAAACCAAAGGCAGTTCTATACAAGTAGAGAAGTCCCAAAAGGTCGCTACTTTTGACCTTCAGCACTCACAATCTTACGAACTCACCCTTGAGAGTGATAGGGATAGCGTGGGCAATGCTAAAGAGGTAGTATATCATCGTATCAGAGATGGAGATAGTGAGACTATAAGAGTACAGGGCGGAAAAGTAACACTAAGAACAATAGACAACCTTTCTAAGAGCTTGCAACAAGCTGATACTACTCTTTATATACACTCACAAGTAAGCCAAAAATCCGAAACCAAAAACCAATACCTACAACAATCTAAGCAGGTACAAAAAGAGGTAAAAAAAACACCTTTTATCTTTATTATAGGCGTTTTGATACTCGGCGTAGTTGCTTGGATATTATGGAGATTAAAACTGTTTCGGTGAAGTTTAAACAGCTTTTAAAATGCTTTTAAAGCCTGCTAAAATAGGAGGATAGGCAGTAAAAAATGTCCTCCGCTTTTAAACTTTCCCCAAAGTATTAAAATAAATAGCCATACGACTAAAACGGAGGACAATATGTCTTCTTTCGTCGTATGGCTATTAATACTTTGGGGATTGCAAAAGTACAACTATTTTCTAAATAATCAAAACCATACATGGCAAAATTCAATTATAAAGAACAACACGCTATTATTATCAAAGTAAGTAGCGAACAAGAGCAAAAAGAACTATTTGAGAAACTCCAAAAAATGGGGTTCACTAACCTTAAAGTAGTAAGTGTATAATGGAAATCAAAATCAAACACACCAGCGAAAATTTTAAAACCTTTCGCGCCGAAAAAGTAAAGTCCCTTTTCAATGCTGAAAATGGGCATACGTGGGAACATACGGCCAACCTGCCCATTGAAGACGAGGGGTGGCAAATAGGGCTTATTGTTGGCCCTTCAGGAAGCGGTAAAACCTCCATAGGTAAACAAATATGGGATAGCGGCATTACCAACCTTACCAAGGGTTGGAATCCGAACCTACCTATTATTGAGGATATTGCCCCCAACAAGTCAATGAACGAAGTAACCTCTGCTCTTTCCGCAGTGGGTCTTGGCAATGTACCCGCCTGGTTGCGCCCGTTCAACGTCCTTAGCAACGGTGAACAGTTTCGTGCAGGCCTAGCGCGTCTCATTTGTGACGCTCCTGATAAGGTAATAGTAGACGAATTCACCTCCGTTATAGATCGACAAATAGCCAAGATAGGAGCCTCGGCATTTGCTAAAGCATGGAGGCGTGAGCCTAATAGGCAAATCATTCTGTTATCCTGTCATTACGATATAATCGAATGGCTACAACCCGATTGGGTGTATGATACGAGAGTATCGGAAGTAAAAAAAAAGCCCAAAAACGGCCTCCTATTGAACTCCAAATTTGGAAGACAAACGGAAGTTATTGGCAATTTTTTAAAGAGCATTACTATTTAGACCTACCACACCCTCCCTGTGCCGAATACTTTGTTGGAATGGTCAATGGCGAACTTGTTTGTCATGTTGCCGTTGTCCCACTATTTACGGCTAATGCGTATCGTGCTACCCGTTTAGTAGTAATGCCCGAATGGCAGGGCGCAGGTGTAGGTACACAATTCCTCAACTTTGTAATGCAGTATCATTTAGAAGGTAATGGACGTTGTAATCGCAAGCTACACACCTTTTTCCATACTTCACACCCTCAACTATGTAACTATCTGCGCCATTCTAACAAATGGGAACAAACCTCCGCTAAATTACATGGAGATAATAAAGCCCGAAGTCAGGCTTCGTTGGAGAAATCTAAAAAGTCTACTTCCGATAAAAGATTAGTCGGGGCAGGTTATGGAGGGCATTTTAGAGCCGTACAGGCCTTTAAATACTTAGGACAAGTAACAGAAAAATCAACAGAAGACAATAATAAAAATGACACAAAAATTTAAAGTATTTATTAGCGGACAAAAGTATTTTGGGCAGGAAATACTATCCCTATGTATCCATAAAGGTTATCAAGTAGTAGGCGTTTGTTGCCCAATAGATGATAAGTACATAGGGCGTTTGGCAAAGCTACACAACATACCTATATTACCGTCGGGAATGCTCTCCTATGACACTATGCCCGCGGATGTAGATTTAGGTATTACCGTCCATTCCTTTGACTATATAGGAAAGCGTACTCGTTACAAAACCCGTTTAGGGTGGATAGGATATCATCCTAGTCTTTTACCCCGACATCGGGGGCGCTCGGCCATTGAGTGGGCTATTCGAATGCGTGATATAGTAACAGGGGGGAGCGTGTATTGGCTCAATGCGGGCATAGATAGAGGTGATATATTGTGCCAAGACTGGTGTTGGATATCGCCTAAGCTATACACCAAATCACCCAAAGACGCCGCCAAAGAACTATGGCAAAAGGAACTATTACCGATGGGCATACGTCTAATGGATAAGGCTCTCACTGAGGTAGCCAGTGGCAAGATCACTAAAATACCCCAACGCAAAGATGTAGACACCTTTGAACCTTGTACCGAGATAAAAGACATCTACAAGCCCGATTTGCTAATGCTATCTGAAAGGGTATAAAAAAACACGGATATGTGCGTTACATATCCGTGTTTTTCACTACTTTTGCCCTGCACTATTTTCGCTCAAAAAATGTACTTTTCATTTTGAAAAAATGTACATTTCGTTTTGCCGATTATAGCACTTCTCTTGGTCTGTGTCTTTCAATGGACTATACTATAAAAACACCATCACCAAACTGCCTGAGGAACTCAGAGAAAAAGGCGTCTCCAGAGGAGGTTCGCAAATCCTAAAAGAAGGCGGCAGCATCTATGACTTCTATATGGTACGCTGGGCGGGAGTCAATCCTGACAATGGAGATGCCCAATTCTATATCAAGAACCCAGCCACAGGTGCTTATGAGGTAAAAGGTAGTGCCGCCTACGAAATGGAAAACAGTCGCACCTTCGTTGGTTCTTCCATTCCTGACCTACAAGGAGGCTTCGGCAGCAATTTTAGGCTATACAACTTTGACCTCTCCCTACAGTTTGCCTACCAGCTTGGCGGCAAGTTCTACGACTATCAGTACGCAGGGCTTATGCACTCAGGACAGTTGGGTAGAGGATGGCATACCGATATGCGTGCACGCTGGAGCCCTGAAAACCCACATACCGATGTGCCCCGCTTGGAGTTTGCCAACCAAAAGCTACTGAGCTCCTCCGACCGTTTCTTGATAGATGCTTCCTATCTGTCACTAAGAAACATCAGTGTAGGGTATAGTCTGCCTGAAGAGGTTTGCCAAAAGCTACACCTGAACAAGCTCCGCTATTATATCACCGCTGAGAACGTATATCTCTGGAGCAAACGCAAGGGGTTAGACCCTCGTTCGAGCCTCGCAGGGGTGAATAGCTCCGCTGTATATAGTCCTATACGTACTGTTTCTATGGGACTTACCCTTAACTTTTAATCCGATGTATCATGAAGAAAAATAATATATACCTCGCATTATTCCTTTTAGGGCTGCTTATCAGTGCCTGTTCTAAAAGTGAATTTGACCCTAAAGTAGATGGCTTCCTCACCGATGAGCGCAAAAAGGAGCTTATGGAAAATGTAGAGACCAAGGCCAACCTCCTACAAGTAGAACTCAATGGTATCTATAACAACAATATACGCTCTCAATCCAATAGTGGAGAGACCTTTGGGCTGAAGGCCATTCACTTAGCTACAGACCTTTCGGGGCTGGATATGGTACAACAATCCTATAGCTGGTTTGGTTTTGACTACAACTTTGATATGTGGCGTGCCGAATATGCCCGTACGGCCTTTTTATGGAATTTCCTCTATAAGCAAATCAGTTCTATCAATGCTGTACTTACGGAATATTTCCCAGAAGCGCCTTCCCAAGCGGTATTGTATCAGAAATATGCGGAACTGAAATCCTTACGAGGTATCTACTATTACTACCTGATCAATCTCTACCAACACTCCTACAAGGGGCATGAGAATGACTTAGGAGTCCCCTTAGTGCTACGCCCTACCGATGCCAAACTGCCTCGTGCTACAGTAGCGGCTGTATATGAGCAGCTCTTGGCCGGTTTTTCGGGTGTAGGTG